GGGAAAAGAAAGGTTCCAGATACCCATTAGCCGGAACCTACACACAGAAAATCGAATTTCTTTCCCGCGACGGCAAGCCGATGTTTAAGGTCTATTTGACCCACGGACGACGGGCGATCAACTCAGTTTCCCCCGATCCTCACCGCCGCCGTGCCTATATGCAATTCAGGCTGAAACGCCTCCTTGAAAATATGGCCGGTGACTGCATTTGTATGGTTAGGGGACACAGTCATATCGTCCTGGTCACTCCTCCCATCCCCACGCTGTATTTATCAAGCGAAAAAGGGAAATTACGCCAGCACTACACTACCGCTGGAACGGGATCGACAAATACATACATCCCCCCCGAGCACCGTTTTTTCGGATGCTCAGGTTCGTTCCTCCGCTCACAAATTCCAGACGTTACCACCTACACCGAAACCGGGGAGTATGAGCCGGTCGAGTTGGGATACCTCAAAGGGATAGTCCATGACAGGCGGTTTGTCGATCTTCAGGAAGTGAAAATATAGCCAATATTGATATAGTAGTACAAACCTACCACCAAAAAGTAACGAAAGCGTAACGGTATCCTTATAGTCTTTATTATATATGTATATATACCAAAAGTGAGTCGCGGAACGTTACTTTTGTTACACTTGTTACTTTTGTTACGGGGTTAAATGGATAAATCACAGCTCGCCACAAACCAGAAAGACGACGCCTTTAAGCTCCGGGAATTGGCAATGATGCACTTAACTCAAGGTGGGGCGTCTCTTGAGGAAACCTGCGAAATAATTAAGAAATTATACACAATCGACCGGGAAGATTTTACCGACGAGGATATAGAAGAGCAAGTTTTGATATGGCGAGAATCATGCCTCGGAAAGCCGGAACGGTCAATTCGGTCCGAAGTCGAGAACTGGATAGAAAGTAACAAAAGTAACAAGGCTGTTACGCATTTGTTACGCATTTTGTTACGCGATTGTTACGCAGAGCTAGGGCTGAAAGATCGGAACGAGAAGGCCCAATGCCGGGTAATTTTCCGGCGGCTCTGTGAGAAGGGCGTCCTTGAACCAGACAGAAAAATGCCGGGGGCGTATGTGATCGTAAATTCATCACTCGATGAATTGGATTTCATGAACGCGGATACAACGCCTTTTGATATTCGGTTTCCGATGGGTGTCCATGAACTGGTGGAAGTTTATAAAAAGAGTGTCATCGTCCTGGCGGGGGAGCCGAACGCCGGTAAAACAGCGTACATGTTGAATATCGCCCGTAAGAATATGGAATCACAGGACGTGATGTACTTCTCTTCAGAGATGGGCGCGGCGGAATTACAGATCCGGTTAAAGAAATTCAATTTTCCCCTAGAGACATGGAAAAAGGTCCGTTGGATCGCCAAGAGTGGTGATTTCCATAATGCAATCAATCCTGACGGACTAAATATCATTGATTATCTGGAGGTTGCGAAGGATTTTTACGAGATAGGGGGATTGCTCACGGAGATTTTCAACTCATTAAATACCGGCGTTGCCGTGGTCGGCCTACAGAAACCAGCGGGGCGCGATACCGGTGTAGGCGGGGCGCGAACATTGGATAAAGCACGGCTTTACCTATCAATTGAACCAGGAGTGCTCAAGATCGTCAAGGGCAAGTTGTGGCGGCAGGACCATATCAATCCAAACGGAATGTATTGCAAATTTACCCTTGGCGGCGGGGCGAATTTCAAAATTGTCGAGGATAATGATGGGTCGCGCTGGCGCAGACCGTAAGAAAAAAACTCTCTATCGCGGTGCGTTTAACTACGCGCACAATGTAGAGATATTATATCGTTATGCTTATACGGAGCGGCAGGCATGGTATCGGATGTGCGACGATTTGGCGAGGAAACATGGTGTCTGTACTCAAGTAGTTACCGGATTATTTGATGGGACGCATGACAATTACAGGATCGAAGTCACGGAAACCAGAAATGAAAAAACTCCCGCCGCGTAATGGGTTCGATTGGACGTGCAAGGCGAGTGGTTGTGAAAACGTAGGGTCATGCCTACATAAATGCTCGTGGCTAATCCAGATCGGTGGAGACGATGGACGCAAGGAGGCGTTGCTCAACAGTGGCATAGACGATTATCCACGCCCAGATTACAACGTAGCTCTCCATAGCCTCATGCGGGGAGTGCATACCGTGACCCTGGATGACGTGAGATCCATTAAGCCCGTCATGGTCCGGGCGATAGCGGCGATGCTCCTAGTTGATATCGAGGTGCCGGACATCGCTGATGTCATTAAAGTCAGTCGGCGGCACATTTACCGGATGATTAAGGGGGCCGAAGCCCCCTAGTATTATTCCTTTTCCACCTTCCCGGCCTGTACCCATCGTTCCCCGCTTCCGTCCGCTGGAGTGATTTTCACCTCATTACGCCCAAAAACTTTTCTGGCGTCGATGATTCGTACGCGGACCCTCAGACCGTCTGCCGTGATGATTCCGTATTCTCCAATCTGTTCTGTGGTGTTCATGATTCCCCCTCCTCCCCGTTTCGCCGGTAGGTCAGCGGTGCGTTTAGTTATTCAGCCGTTCATGTAGTTTATTTGCCATATCCGCTATTTCATTTCCGGTCGCCAAATATTTATTGGCGAATGAGTGGATTATTGTCCGGTAGGCACTCACACATAAATCGGGATTTGCTGCAATATCAGGATCGCTTGCCCACCCATTACTGGGGCCGCGCCAGTGCGCCACAAGGTAATTTTCTGGCATTTGCCTGATGGTGTCCGATCCCTCTTGGTATATCAGCCGTTGCTTTTCCATTTTCTCCTCCTCCCTTCGTTGTCCGTTCCCCCGCCGCCCTGGTGGAGCGCAGAGGAAAGCTAGTTCAATAAAACCCCCTCGCGGTGGTCAGCCCGAACACATTCAGCCGTCACAGTGCCCAAACCAGGGTAATCAACAAGCCATTTATTGCCCCGTGACTTATGGAGTGCTCGCGGCTTCTGCCCGGTATGGTACAGGGCATGGGCGGTAATCCAATAAGCATCCGCCATATTAGATGTCCAGAGGTACGGGCATTTGTGCCGCATTTCCCTACCATCCAAACACCTATAATCCTTCTCCGATCTATCCATCGCCTCATCATATACCGCGTCGTGTTTTATGTTTTTCATGGCATCCTCCTCGTTTCGTTTTTAGTCCGTTCTCCGCTCGCCCCGGAAGGGCGAAGGGGCAAAGGGCTAAAGGTCGTTTCTGATAATCACCTCAACCGGGATGCCGTTATACGTTTTACCGGCAAGCCATTTGGCCCATTTGCGGGCCGCTTTGAGGGTATTGAAATACCGGGACACTTCCTCTTGAATGTTATTTTTAATGATGACTGCGTACATGGTGTTTCTCCTTTCGTTTCGTTTTGCCTTATATAGAGCATGTATCGTGCCAATTATATGTTGCAATGTGCAATGGTATGTAAGTGCACGGTATGTAAGGATTTTATGATTTCGGGCAGGGTGATGGATAACCGGAGCATACTGCCAATCAGTGAAATACACGGAAAAATGCCGTGGAAAGTGCCAAAATGCCGCGAAAATAACTGGAAAATGGTGTTGATAACTCCATGCCTGTTGATAAAATATGCGAAACACATGACTGTACTGCATCCCGTAAGATTATTGCCTGTTGATAAACTGTGGATACAGAAAAACAACGTGCCTATGTCACAGTTTTTTAGTGCGTTTCTCCCGAGAAATCATGGACATAGATAAAAAGTATGTCCCAAAATGACTATAGGTAGGAAGGGCGTTCTATGCAATGCAGAAACCGGCTCTGGAAAAACGAAAAGCCAAGCGATGTAACAATTATTCGCCAGGACGGTTCAGTGAAGGTTATCCCCATGTGTGCAGTCCCAAAACCGGCAATAGTTGAACATGCTGAAATTGAAACAGAACGAGACAGTGAGCGGTATATTGAATGGCGTACGGCCATACTGAAGCGCGATAGAAAGACGTGCATTTTGTGTGGATCGAAACAGTGGATTCAGGTGCATCACATTGAACGATGGGCCGACAATAAAGCGAAGCGGTACGATCTACAGAATGGAATATGCCTCTGTATACCATGCCACCAAAAGCACCACGGCCCCGAGATGCTACCATTCCCCAACGATGTAACCGCCACTCTTTTAGTGCACATTCACGCGCTATATGGGGGACGGCCCGAAACAACTAGGTGCGCTGACAACTCCATCCCGGCGCACTAATCGCCCTGGCAGTCGTCATGAAGTCCAGGGGTAATAGGTAAAACGGCCACCTCGGAAACAGCCCGGATTAGTTGTCCGGTCAGTGTGCATGGTAGGGCCGACAATGCCTAGTTGATAGGGGAATCACCATAGACGAACCGACAACAATATATCCCCTACGGGATAGAAGTATCAGTTGGGCAGGTTTCTACCTTGGAGGCCGACAGGCCGACCCCCTGCTTAACCGCAGGGCAAACAAAGAGTAACGATAACCCATAACAGGACATGCTCCCCATGACGGCTAAACTACAACCAGCGTCCATAGGCGACACGCCGGACGGCAACCAACAGGATGAGCTAACAGGGAGCACCAATCACCCCGCAAAACTACAAAAAAAGACCATACAGGCTATCCAGATGGTTAACGCGGGGATTGATCCAGCCGACGCACTCAAGATGGTAAATTTCAAGCAGACCATCAGCGCCAAACAAGTGTGTGAGTTGAAAAATAAGGTAAAGAAACACAGCCTTACGGAGCCTTCACTCGTTCGGTCAGCCCAAAGCCAAATCAAGCGCATCCTCAAAAACAGAGCCCGCGCGGAGGCACACAAGAAGGTCACCAAAGACGGCCAAGTGGTTGAATACACTGACAATATATACCCAACTGATAGCAATATCATCGCTGCCGCCAGTATGGTCTATGACCGATACGAGCCTGCGCAGAGCCGTGAGCAGGGCGGAGAGACCAACCTGACCTACATCGACCTACGCGGCTATATCCTACCTGATCGTGCTACGATTGAGGGTAATTCGCTCCAGGAGCCCGTTGATATGGTAGGTAATGGTAGGTCGGTAGCGACGCAAGCTATTGATATTACTACGGATGACAAAAAAGATGTCACATAAACACCGTTATGTAAACCATTACACACAAAGTCAATCGGATTTGTGGAGTATTACGCTATGGGGTGGGGAGGGGGTAAGGGCCTCATGAACCTACCCCTATATCCCCTCTTCTTGGACGCGGCACAATTTTTCAAAAGTGAGTTTTGATGATCCGTTTTGAGCGACATCCAGAGATTGCGGTTACTGGTGCTGAGTGGGCTTCTGGTGGGTTTAGGGAGCACTACACGAACGATTACGAGGCCATTTTCAGGGATGTGGCGGCGGGGAAGTTGGCTGAGCGTGATGTCCTTCGTTCGCTATTTGTGAATGACCTATGGTTTTTGATTCGGTTTGGATTTGGGATCGAGAAGGCGAATCATCCGTTTGTGGTGAGGATGTGTAGGGAGGTGGAGCGGGGGCCGAGGACTGACACGTTGGACATTTGGGCTCGGTTCCATTGGAAGAGCACGATCATTACGCAGGCAGAAACGTTGCAGTTTCAGATAAAGAATCCTGATAAATGCACGGGGATTTTTTGTTATGCGCGTCCGGCGGCTAAGAAGCCGTTGCGGTCTTTGAAGGTTCTTCTTGAGGAATCTGAGTTGCTTCAGTGGTGTTTCCCGGAGGTTCTGTGGAAGAGGCCGGATGTGGAGGCTCCGAAGTGGTCTGAGGATGACGGCTTGATTTTGAAGCGGTCGAACTCATCCCGGAAGGAAAGTAGTATCGAGGCGCACGGGTTGATTGAGGGTATGCCTACGGGGTCGCATTTTGAGCGGAACGTCTTTGATGACCTAGAGACGGAGGATATTCGGGAGTCGCCTGACATGCTGGCGAAGGTGTTTAGTAAGTTTCAGATGGCGCAGGTGAACCTTGCTACGGGGTCTGACAGTGACCAGACGCGGGTGATTGGCACATACTACAGCTATTACGGGCCGAACATTCAGATACGGGATTTGAAGTATCCTGATGGTCGGCAGATGTACCGGTTAAGGCTTGTTCCAGGGTCGTACGACGGGACGAAGGAGGGGAAGCCTGTCCTGATGGACGTGAACGCATGGGAGAAGGCGAAGATGTCGGCGCATTTTAACAGCCAGCAGCTTTGCGATCCTACTCCGCAGTCGGAAATAAAGTTGGATTTTTCGATGATGCGGCCTATCGAGCCGAAGTTTTTGCCCAAGAACAGGCTGAAATTCGTTGTGGTCGATCCTGCGGGTGATGATGAGGTTACCAAGGGGACGCACAACGACAATTGGGCAATGGGGTGTATTTCGGTCGAGCCGGTAATGGATGATCTTGGCACGAGCAAGATATTCATTGAGGACATTGAGTACGGCCATATGAAGCTCGACAACGCGGTTGATGCCGCTGTGGGGCTCTATATCAGGAACGGGAGGATTGTGGGCCTGGGGGTTGAGCGGGTAGGCACGGATACGACTTATGAGCACATCCGCAAAGGGCTGTTGGCGAAGGGGCGGCACGTCCGAATCAAGAAGTCTGCGCGTGATGGGGGGAATTTGGTGCTCCTGTCGCCGGACGGAAAGAAGAAGACGCGGCGGGTCGAATCTGCATTATCGTGGCCGCTCAATAACGGGAAGGTCTATTACGTCACCTCCTTGGATAGCGGTACGTTGGATGAAATCAGGGCGGAGTGCAACAAGTTCCCTTTTTTCCATGTCGATATTTTGGACATGATTTCTTACGTCTATAAACTGGTCGAAGAGATGCGGTTCAACTTCTCGTTGCAGGAGGAGGTTGACCGGGACGACGAGGATTTGGATGACAAGCCCGATTACGCGCAGGGGCGTTCGGCGGTGGGGGGGTACTAAGTGGCACGCAAGACCATTAACATAACGCAGCTCCTTAACCGCCTCAAGAAGGCGAACCTTGCCGACGATCTTGATGACGATAAGCTAGGCGCTATCTCCTCGCGGTGCATGGCCGATTATGAGGCCGATGAGCAGTCACGTAAGGAGTGGATGGACCGGAGCAAGGAAGCCATTGACCTTGCCTTGCAGGTTAAGGGGGTAAAGACCTTTCCGTGGAAGGATTGCGCGAACGTCAAGTATCCGCTCCTCACTATCGCAGCCCTTCAATTTCATGCCCGTGCGTATCCGTCGATCATCCGTGGCAATCAGGTTGTCAAGGGACAGGTGACGGGTGAAGATCCGTCCGGGGAAAAGAGCGAGAGGGCTATCCGGGTCGGCAAGCATATGTCCTACCAACTCCTTGAGGAGATGGATGGATGGGAGGAGGAGTTTGACCAGCTTCTTATTTGCGAGCCGATTTTGGGGTGCATGTTCAAAAAGACGTACTTTGACCCTAACACGAAAAAGAATCGTTCGGACCTGATTTTCCCGCAGAATTTTTGCGTGAACAATAAGTGCAAGACGCTAACCCCCCTTTCGCGGGGAACGTACCTTTTCACGCTCTACCCGCAGGAAATCAAGGAACGGCAGATGCAGGGCGTCTACCGCGACATTGAGATGGCCTATGGAGGAGGCGAGACTACCGAAGAACCACAGGACATGCTTGAACAGCATTGCCTGATTGATTTGGATGAAGACGGGTACAAGGAGCCGTATATCGTCACCATCCACAAAGCGAGCGGAAAGCTCCTGCGGATGACGGCCAATTACGATGTCGATACGATTTGGGTCAAGCTGAATGATTCGCTTTTGACCCTTGCCGACATTCAGGAATCTACGGGTGAAACAGGAAGTGCGCTTGAGCAATACAAGGTAGCGCGAATTGCGCCGGTATCTTATTTCACTAAGTTTCCCTTCATCCCCTCGCCGGATGGCGGCATGTACTCGCTCGGTTTCGGGCAATTACTGCTGCCGCTCCTCGAAACGATAAACTCAAGCATTAATCAGATGCTTGACGCTGGCACGCGGCAGAATACCGGCGGCGGCTTTGTTTCCAAGAGCCTTATCAGCGACAAAAAGGGGGTAATGACCTTTGCGCCCGGCGAGTATAAGCAGCTTGAAAACCTTTCCGGGGCTTCCATACGTGACGCGATCTATGAGTTTCAACACCGGGGACCGTCTGAAGTAACCTTTAGGCTTCTTGATCGTCTTTTGGGGGTGTGTTCCGACCTCACGACCGTGCAAGACATCATGGTTGGAGGCGCACAGGACCAGGAGACGGCCACCACTACCCTTTCGCGGGTAGAGCAGGGTGGCAAGCTGTTCTCGGCAATCCATAAGCGCCTCTATCGCAGTATGAAGGAGGAGTTTAAGAAGCTAAAGAGGCTCAATAAATTCTATCTGACGCCTACGCAGTATTTCCGCGTCCTCGACAGCGGCCTTGTTCAAAAGATCGGCATTGCCGATTACCAGGGAGACGATACAGACGTACAGCCGATAGCCGACCCAACCATTTCAAGCCTCGCGCTGAAGCTGTCAAAGGCGCAACTCCTCAAGCAGGTGGCGACCGGAAATCCTTGGTACAGCCAACGCGAGGTTGAAAAGCGGTTCCTGGAAGCGATGGAGGAGCCGAACATTGACGCAATTCTTTTGAAGGAAATTCCGCAGCCCCCTCCCGATCCTAAGTTGATGGAAGTCGTGGGCAAGCTCGATGTCATGAAACAGGAAGTTGAAAACATGATGATCGAGAAGGTCAAGATTGCGTCCGAGGCAATGCTGAATATCGCAAAGGCCGAGGCGGAAGAGGCGGGGAATCAGTTTGAGGAATACCGTCTCAAGATGGAGGAAATGAACAGTCAGTTGCAGCACATGAGGGAGGTGATGAAAATTGCAATGCCCACTGAGCAAGGAGGAGCTGGCCCTGTGGAAGCGCGATCCCCTGAACAGCAAGGTTCTCCGGGTGCTGGAGGCATACCGCCAGAGCTTGCAGCAGCAATTAGCGAAGGGGGCGTTTCTCAGAATGGCGAGCCTGGAGGAGACGGGGCTTTCGGTGGCGCGGCAGGTGGGGCGATGTGAGGGAATTTCGGAAATATTAGACATGGAAGCCGAAGAAAGGAGTGAAAGCCAAGATGGAGAATAAGTCAGGAATCAACCCGGTAGACGTGAAGGTTTTGATTCTTCCCGACCCGGTAGAGGAAAAGACAAAAGGGGGGATCATCCTTACCGACAGCACGAAGGACAAGGAGCAGATGGCGCAGGTCAAGGGAACAATCGTCGCGTGCGCCTCTGATGCGTTCTGGGAATGGGGAATCAAGCCGGTTCCTGGGATGCACGTCTATTACGGGAAATATGCGGGGTACACGGTGAAGGGCGCGGACGGGCAGGAGTACCGTCTTGTGAACGACAACGACATTGTGGCAACGCTTAACAGTTAAAGGGGTGAGTCAATGGCAGAGAACGAGGGAGGCATGATACCGGGCGAGCCTAACCCGGTAGAAGAGAAAGCGCGGGCGCAGGGGTGGGTTCCGAAAGAAGAGTTTAAGGGAGCCGCCGACAGATGGATTGATGCAGAGACATTCGTCAAGCGCGGCGAGGAAATCGTTCCGATCCTGCGCGAACGGACAAAGCATCTCGAAACGAAGCTGGACGAACAGGGCAGGACGATCAAGGAGTTTGCGGAGTACGCGAAGAAAACCGAAGAGAGGGCATATAAACGGGCGTTGAAGGAGGTTGAGGAGCGAAGGCTAAAGGCGGTCAAGGACGGAGACGTTGAAGCCTTTAACGCGGCAGAGAAGGAGCGTACCGACCTTGATTCATCGCGGGTAGGCCATGGCGATGGACGGCAAGAAGAGTCGGTAGAAATGGTCCAGTTCCGCAAGGACAACGCTTGGTATGAATCTGACGCGGACATGACTGCGGAGGCCGATGGGTTAGGGGTGGCATACGCCAAAAGGGGATTTACGGGGGCAACGCTGTTGAAGAAGGTCGAAGATCGCATGAAGGTTCTTTACCCGGACAAGTTTTCCAATCCCCGCAGAAGCGCGGCGGCGGCAGTTGAAGGAGGAGATACCGATACCGGCATACCTCGCAAGAAAAGCGAGCGGACGTATGAGAACCTCCCCGCCGAAGCAAAGAAGCAATGCGAAAAATACGTGGCGAGTGGCCTTTTGACGAAAGAGCAGTACGTCAAAGATTACGAGTGGGAGTAGGGCCATGAACATGAAACGCGGAAAATTGCAGACAAGGCCGGGGTGGAAATGCCCCGCCGAAAATATACAGGAGACAGCAGACATGGAAACCGAGAAAGTGCAGGAAGTCCAGGAAGAGACGCAAGCAGAAGTACCTACACCGGCAGCACAGAGGAAAGAGACAGCGAAGAAGCGGCGGGAACGGGTTCCCTTTGGCGGGACGCGCCTGAAATTATCGTTTCCCGAAAAGCCGGGCAAGGTCCGGCGATGGGTGAACGATGTCGGGGGCCGTCCGACCCTTGCCGAGCAGGGAGGGTATGAATTTGTGACCGACGATGGCGTGCAGGTCGGCACTACCGCCGTGGGGAGCGGAAATCAAGACCTCGGATCAAGAGTCAGTAGGATCGTCGGCAAGAATGCGGACGGATCACCGATGAGGGCATACCTCATGGAAATTGACAAAGACCTTTACGATGAGGATCAGGCTAAAAAGCAGAAGCCGCTCGACGCGGTTGACGATCAAATCCGCCGGGGCGTTGTCAGCGGCGGTATCGGCCCGCAGGACAAGGCGTACATCCCCACCGAGGGGATCACCTATAAACCGTAAATAAGCCTTCGGGATAACCCGGAGGCATCGAAAAGGAGAATGTGAGATGTCCAATCCTACCGGAGCTTTCGGGTTGCGGCCCGTAAGAAAGATTGATGGTTCTCCGTACAATGGGGCAGTGCAGAAATGCTATGTTTCTGCAAGCTACGCAACGGCCCTGTTCATCGGAGACGGCGTAATTTTTGACACAACCTTGACCGACAAAGATCCCACCGCACGCTATCCGACTGTCATTGCCTGGACCGGCGCGGCGGCTGGTCTTTGCCGGGGCGTAATCGTCGGGATCGAGCCCGACCCTGACGACCTGAGCAAGATTTACATTCCTGCGTTAACCGGCGGATACGTCTACTGCTGCTTTGACCCGCAGGTAGTCTATCAGATCAGGGATGACGGCGCGGGAACCCCGTCCGCTGTCTACCCCGGACAGAATGCGACCGTTACGCTGGCGGCAGGAAGCACCACTACCGGCCTTTCCGGTGCTGTCCTGGATACCAGTACACCGGCAACCGATCAGACCGCGCCGTTGCACATCATCGGCAAGGCTGATGTCGAAAACAACGAACTGGATGACTACGCCGTTTGGGAAGTCCTCCTTAACACGCCCGAGAACGCCACTGGTCGATTCCTTGGCGTCACGGCATCCTAACGGAAAGGAGGAAATGAACTATGGCAGTAATCACCACTGGTTTACACCCTAAAGCATTGTGGCCTGGGGTAAAAGCATGGTTCGGGCAGGCATACGGAGAGCATCCGCTTGAATACCCGATGATCTTCAAAAAGACGACCTCCGACAAGGCGTATGAGGAGTACGTCGAAGCGACCGGATTTGGCCTTGCCCCGGTCAAAACGCAGGGTGCGAGCGTGTCTTACACGAGCGACGCACAGGGGTTCATCTCCCGCCTCACCAACGTCACTATCGCCCTCGGGTACATTGTGACGATGGAGGAGCTTGAGGACAACCTGTACGAGACGGTTTCCAAAAGCCGGTCTAAAAAGCTGGCCTTCTCAATGCGGCAGACCAAGGAGTATGTCGGCGCGAACATCATCAACCGGATCACCAACGGCTCTTACCTTATGGGCGACGGTGTTGTGCTTGCCTCTGCTTCCCATCCTACCAAGGACGGCACGCAGAGCAACATTCTTTCCCCGGCTGCCGATATTTCCGAGTCGGCAATCGAAGACCTCGCAACGCAGGTCATGGGCGCGAAGAACAGCGTGGGGCTCATCATCAATCTCATGATTGATAAGCTCCTCGTCCCCCGGCAGCTATGGTTTGAGGCAAACCGCATCGTCAACAGCGTTCTTCAGAACGACACGGCGAACAATGCGGTCAATGTCCTGAAGGCGACCAATGCGTTTCCCGGCGGGATCGTCATGAACCACTTTCTTACCGATGCGGACGCCTGGGGGATTCTGACGAATTGCCCCGACTCCCTGATGTACCAGGAGCGGCGTGCGCTGAAGTTCACGCAGGACAATGACTTTGATACCGAGAACGCGAAGGCCAAAGCAGCGGAAAGGTATCAATTCGGAGTTGGCGACTGGAGGGGAATCTATTGGTCAGTTGGGGCTTAACCGGGAAGATTTTTGGGGTTCTCGGCCTGTCTGGTCAAATAAGTATTATCTAACCACGGGAGGGGTGAAATATCCCCTCCCCTTACTACTGTTCCTGGCGGTTAAGCGGGGGTTCGATTCCCCTGAGCAGAAGGGGGTAAAAATGAGCAGAACGAGTAATTATCCAGGTGGGCTGAGAACCAAAGTCGGCATTGTCCTCGGCATTCAGACCGCTGAACCCGCGGCGGCAGACTGCCAAGACTGGCCGGATTTTGTAGGGGCGGGACTTGCCGATTTCGGCGGGTTGTGGATGGAGTCCGACGGGCTTCATTTCTCCTACAACGGGACGGAGAAGTACATTTCCGAAAGCTATTCGGGCGGCGGTGGCGGTGGTGGGGTAGGCGATCTTGACGGCGTTTATTCCAACGGTCGCCTTGTGACCCTCGATGAGGGCGCGATTGTCTTTACCGATGCGACTACCGGGGCGCTCGATTCAATGAGCTTTGTGCAGACCGGCGCAAAATCGGGAAACGTGGTTGACCTGTCCATCGACGCGGCACTTACCGGGAACGCCCTGAACATCGACATGAACCTCGGCATTGCGGCACCGGCCATTTACATCGACAACGGCGGAACCGCAAGAACGGCGGCAGACCTTGCCGTAAACGACGATTCGACCGGGGCGCATTCGGTAATCGACGTGAACAAGAGCGGTTCCGGCGCGTCGGTAGGTTTTGACTATCAGGAGTCCTACAACGGTTCGTCAGCGTCTTTCGGGGCGAAGTTCACCCTTGATAACGCCGATGGTATTGACACGACAGCGGTTCAGATTGTGCGCGGAACCGGGTTGAGAACCGTTCCGGCCATTGACCTTAACGACGCCTCTACCGGAAGCGGCGACCTGATTGACATTGACCTTTCGGGTATCCTTACCGCAAACGTCATTGACTTCGCAACTTCGGCAGCGGCTACCGGAAACGTGCTCAATGTGAACCTCGACAACGCGGTTGCAATGACCGCGATTCACGTCGAAGGGTCCGGTGTTCGGACACAGCCGTACATCGAGATTTCAAGCGATGCCACCGGCTCGGCAGACCTCATTGACATTGAATTGACCGGCATTTACACCGGAAATGTCATTGACATCGGCCTTGCGGCGGCAGTCACCGGGAATGTTATCGACATCGACCTGAACGCTGGCGTTGCAGCGAAGGCCATTTACATCGACTGCGGCGCGGCCACTAGGACGGCCTCGGCGGTTGACATCAAGCATGACGGTGACGGTAATGTGTCGGCAATCAACATTGACCATACCAACACCGGAAGCGGCAACATCATTGAGATTGACGTTGATTCGGTTCACACCGGAGACGCGATCAATATCAATTACGGCACCGGAGCGGCCACCGGGGACGCGATCGACATCACGACCGGAACGAACCTTGCCGGAAATGCACTGAAGGTAACGACAGCCGGTGCGCGGACTGCCCCGGTTATCAACATCGTGGGCGGCGGGACCGATGCGGGGACTGATGACCATATCATCCTGATTACACAGAGCGGCATCCTCAACAGCAATATGGTTCAGCTCACCTACGATACGGCTGCATCGGACGGTGACGCGCTCGGTATCACGATGGGAACGAACGTGGCCGGGTCTGCGCTGGCGATCAGCGGGGCCGGTTCACGAACGGACGATCTCATTAAGGTTGACGATGGATCTACCGGGTCGGGCCATATCTTCGACATCAATCTCACGGCGGCATACACCGGGAACGTCATTGACATTTCTACCGGTAACACTACGGTTGCGGCCATCCCCCTGCAAATCACCAGGGGGAACGGGACTAATACCGGCGCGTCGATCAAGATTGACGATACCGGGACATCGAGTGCCGGGGTTATCGACATCAACGTGTCGGGTATTGCCACGACTTCTGCGGTGTTCGACATCACTTACAGCGCAGCGGCGACGAACGACGCGATTTCCGTCACAATGGCAACCGCCGTTGCGGCAAGCGCGATTGTCTTGACCGGCACCGGCGTCAGGACGGACGATCTTATCAAGATTGACGACGACTCGACCGGCAACAGCCAGATTTTTGACATCAATCTGTCTGGAATTTACACCGGGAACGTCCTCGACATTACCTACTCCGTGGCGGCGGCAACCGGAAACGCCGTGGATCTTAACATGGGTACGAACGTAGCCGGTATCGCTCTTGACATTGCTTCAGCGGCTACGGGCGTTGACAACAAGGGTGCGGCTATCAACATCGCGCACACCGGAAACCTTGTGCAGGGGGCAACGGTTCTTCGGGTCGATTCGACCTCCAACCCTGCAAACGCGGACGGCAATATCGTTGAGCTGATTCAAAGAACCGGCGCGGGGCAGGTTGGGAACAACCTCCTGTACCTTAGTGCAACCGGAACGAACGTAGAAGCCCTCAAGGTTGATGACGGGGCGGTTGTTTTTGACGAAACCCTTACCGTTACCGGGGAAACGTCTCTCGGTACGACCACCTACAAGAAGAAGGCGGAAACGGTTGCGGCTGCAAACGTGATTACGGCGCCGGAATCAGGATCGGTTTTCTTCCTGAATGACGCAACGGAGTTTGCCTCTACGCTTCCGGCACCGGCGGCAGGGTTGCATTTCAAGTTCGTCGTTACCGGCGCACCTTCGGGGGCGGATTACACGATCACGACCAATGCTTCCGCGAACATTATCAAGGGCGGAGTGGTCTGCTCTGACGGAAACGCTGGCGATACCACGACCGGGGAAGACACGATCAGCTTCAAGACGGGTGTTTCTCTGGCCGGGGATTTTGTTGAGGTTGATTGCGACGGCACCAACTGGTTTGTCTTCGGTTACGCGGCAGCGCAGAACGCGATTATCTTCAGCAACGCTAGCTAGTAAAATCTAACGAAAGGAGGAAAGCAAAATGACCAAGGATGTAAAAAGCAAAGTGGAAAGCAGGCGAGAAGAACTGACGGCTGAGTTTGACGGCTTGATCGAAAAGTTCAAGGCCGGTCAGGCTGAGATTGCCGCAAAGCAGCGCGAACTTGGAGCTATCCGCGAACGCCAGTTGCAGATTCAGGGCGCATTTGCGGAACTCAAGAAACTGGAAGAATAATCCACAGAAGCGAGTCCGGCGCTATAACCGGACACCGAATAACTTCGGAGGATGCCATGAAGCTCAGGAACACCATTATCGCGGTCCTTGCCGCGCTTCTGCTCTTAACCGGGACAGGTTACGCGGCAGACCCGACAGCCTGTACGACCGCGCTTTACGGATTTCGGGCCGATTCACCGGCGATGAATGTGCGTTTTACATGCACGGCTGATTCGGACGGCGATTTCTACGCCACGACATTTAGCGACGACCGGATCAAGGGAATGTTTATCGTGCAGGTAGACACAACCCCCGGCGCCACAAACCCTACCGCAGCATGGGATGCGACGCTGAAGGATGCTGGCGGCCAAGACCTGATGGGCGGTTCGATTCTCAATCGGTCTGCATCCGCGAAGGAAACGGCCTTGCCGCTCTACACTACGGGTGTTTATTACCAGCCTGCGGTAAAGGATTCGCTCGTATTGGCGATTACCGGAAACAGCGTGAACGCGGCAGTTATTGTGGTCGATGTGTGGCTGTGGCGGCAATAACCAATGAGCGACTTGTACTACAAGCCGGGTGACAATTATTTCTGCTGTCCTGTCTGCGGTTTCAAGACCCGCGTGAGCGATGGCCGCAAACGGTGGGACGGGGAGTTTGTCTGTAGGGATGATTATGAAATTCGTCACCCGCAGGAATTGAACCGCTATCCTTTTAGGGATCGCATTGCCGCCCGTATTTCACGGCCCGAACCAACCGCCGTTTACATTGATCCGACAGACGTCACATCGGGGGATTTATGACCACAGGCGTAATGACCTATACATGGCAGAACGTCATTGACGACGCTCTCTATCAGGCGGGGAAGAAGGACATCGGCAACGCCGCCGAAACCGAGCTTATCACCATTGCCACTCGGATGCTTAACGGGATGCTGAAATATTGGCAGAGCCGCGGCGTGCAGCTCCATACCGTCGATGAGTTTGAAATCCCCCTGTACGGAAGCAAGCAGAGTTACACAATCAAAATGACGACCGGCGATCTATCGACAGAGGATCGCCCCATGCGGCTGATTTCCGCTCACAGGAGGGACAACACTTCCCTGTACGAAATCCCCATCGACGTTATCTCCCTTGAGGAGTACCACGAAATCACCATCAAGAGCATTGTTGGGCCGACAACTAAAGTTGCGGTTTTGCGCGGCGTGGATGTGATGACGCTCTATATTTGGCCTATCGCAGACGCTGCTACCGCCCTTGCTGCCGACTATACGCTACTGGCGCACGTTCAGCGGGCCGTAAACGTGGCCGAAACCGGGTCATTGACTGCAACCCCCGATTTTCCCTCAGAGCAATATCTAGCCGCAGTCTACGGGCTGGCGGATTTGATGTGCAAGGGAAAACCGGAAATCACCACAAAGGCAAAGCAATACTTCAATGAAATGTTGATGACTGATCAGGAGCCGGTGTCGTTATTTTTTCACCCGGAAATACAGTAGATGATAATCAAGCCCGCACCGCCATACTACAATATCGACGCATCCGTTAAGAGCATCGTTTCCGATGCGATTTATGACGGATACCTCGATGAAGCTGGCGCGTTGAACGGCAGGTTCGGGCTCGTTGACTTTTGCGATGTTGACACCGGAACGGGAGGAGATGGGCTGTTTTATTGGGGCAAACGTGACGTAACCCTGGCCGTCTCTGCGGGTCGGTGTTTTTCGATAAACCCGGCTGGGGTAATTACCGAATTGACGGGAGGGGATTTTACTTCCGGGAACAAGGTTGTCTTTGCGGACGGGCAGAAGATAGACGGGACGGCATTTCTGTATGCCTGTGACGGCGGAAAGCTGAATTACTCGACGGGAGGCAATTTCACGCAGGCCGCTTCACCGGCCCCCCAAACCTCTAGCTTCGTGGCCTACAACGGATTGCGTTTTGTCGCCAACGAGGACGGGACGCCCCGCGTCTATTTCACGGATGTAAACCCGACTACTGCGGAATTTGATCCGGCCTATTGGGATGCGACAGAAAACCCGCTCACCGCCGACTCTCGCGGAGACAACGTAACGGGAATCTATCAGGCGTGGGATGACATTGCGGTATGGGGAACACTCGGGCGTGAGATATGGCAGACAACGGGCGGTTCCCCTCCCATCGCTCCGCGTTTGGGAGCACTGCTTGAAGCGGGGCTTATCGCTCCGTACAGCGTCAAGAAAGCCGATAATACATTCTTCGCGTTGTGCGACGTGGACGGGAAGCGTGCGGTTATCAGGATTCAGGACAACAACCCCGTAATCATCTCCCTGGAAATCGAAAAGATTCTTGACGCCCTGACTACGGTTAGTGACGCCGTTGGGGACATCGTGAGCGTTGGCGGGCAGTCGTTCTATATTCTGACCTTCCCGACCGAAGACCAAACGTGGGTCTACAATATCAAGAAAAAGGAATGGTATCAGTGGAGCTATTGGAATGTCGGCCTTGCGACCCGGCAGGCGTTCCTTGGCAGGCATTTTGTCTACGCTACGGCGTGGGGTAAGCACCTGTGCCAGTCGCGCCTTACCGGGGCAATCTATGAGTGCGATCCGGACGAAAAGGACGATGATGGAGTGTTGATCCGTACCGAGTGGCAAACGGGATGGATTGATAACGATACTACCGAATACAAGACCCTTGACGCGATGCGCTTGCATTTGAAGCGTGGACAGACCGGCCTCGGGGAAACCTCTTCCGTTGTTACCATGAAATACCGCGATAATGGTTCCCTTGTTTGGAAAACCGAGCGGCAGTTAAGTCTTTTTGGTCTTACCGGGGAATATGATTTCTACCGGCGAGTCAATGACCTTGGGCATTTCAGGTCAAGGCAGTTTTCCTTTGTGTTGAGTGATGCGGCAAAGTTGATACTCGTGAAGGCCGATCTTGAATTGAGCAAAACGGGGACATAATGGCGACTAGCGTACCTCCTCCGCCCATACGTGAAAGCTTCCTTGAACCGCAGTCCGGCAGTGGAGGGGCGACCGGTCTTGTCTCTCGCGTATGGCTGCGATTCCTTGAAACGCTGCGGACGGGGATCAATTCGGGGACCGATGAGGCAACGGCACTGGCAACGCTTCCCTCTACAGACGCCTCGGTAATTCACCGGATTGACGACCTGGAATTGCAGACAGCGATTAGCCTAGCGCAGTCGGGGAGCAGCGGCAGCGGCAGCGCGGGAACAGTTGACGGCCTGTCAATCTCTCTCGATTCTATGGCTGATGACGATACGAGGACTTTGCCAACGCTTGTGAGTGGTGCGTTGGGATTCGTCGTTATCGGGGCAGACGAGGAACGGGCGATCTTTTCCGTAGATTCATCCGGGAACGCGAACCTTATTATTGCCTCCGCGAATATCGTAGCGAACGCGGACACTGATGGGAAATTCTGCATCGGAACATCGGTAGCGAACCCGCTCATTTTAAGGAACCGCCTCGGGGCGGAAAAGACAACCATGCGGGCGATTCTTTACAATTAAGGGGTATTCCCATGCTGACGCTTAAATCACTGGTGAACGGAGTCAACCTAACGAACGTAGCGGCGACATACTACACCGTTCCAACCAGCACCACGACCAGGATCACAAAGGCCACCTTTTGCAATGACCATACGGCGGTTGTTACGGTGACAATCAATCTCGTTCCTTCGGGTGGGAGCGCGGCCTATGGGAACCGCATCACAAAGACAAAGAATTTGTCTCCCGGCGAAACGTGGTCATGCCCGGATGTTGAGGGGCATCATCTTGAAGCGGGCGGCTTTATATCCATGCTGGCGTCAGTGACGGAAAAGATCGGATGCAGAATCAGCGGGCTTGAATCGGTATAGGGGGCGGAAAAATGGCTGATTATTGGACTTCATTAATCGGAACGCAGCAAGCAGACGCGCAGCAGGGAGGCATCCCGACATTCGATGCGTTTCTGAGCAAGATTAAATCGGCAGACTTTGAAACGAAGCGTTACGGTTCCGCCCCTGCTGGTACGGTTGTGGCCGTCAATCCTGGTGCCGGTACTCCGTTTATTGATGCAAAGACCGGAGAGATGAGCACGAAACCGGCAACGTCGATGGATTCTATCAAGCCGGAAAACATCGCTGCGGTTGTATCATTAGGCGACGGCGCGTACCGGGTAGCATACAAAGACGGCACCAGTTCTGACCTTCTTCCCGGCTATCTAGAAGAGGGGATTATTGGGTTTGTCAACAATCCAAAGAGTGAGGCGCGGGACTATGTAAAGCAAGACGGCAAGGTGCAGACCGAAGCATGGGATCAGAGCAGCGGGAATTTCTTTTCTAAGATGGGCCACGAGCTAGGTGATGCCCTAGGCGATCAGACCATGCGCGTACTTATTCCCGCTGCGGCGATGGCGGCAATGGCCTATTCCGGCTATCTCGTTGGCGGGGCGGCGATGGCCGGTGCGGGTGAGGCGGCAGCAGCAGGGGCCGGAACTGGCGCGGAGTTATCCGGCCTTGGCCTTTCGACTACCGCATTAAGCCCCACCGCAGCCCTTTCCGCTGGTGAAATATCGGCCCTGCAAGCTGCGGGGTTGTCCACCGGAACGGCAAGCGCATTGGCGGAAGGGACGACACTTACGGCGGAACAATTCGCGGAGGTTGCAGCCCTTGAGGACGCCGGGGCGGTCCCTGCGGGTACGGCTGCGAAAGTGGGGGAAACGGCAGCAGGCAGCGGATTGGCAAAAACAGCGGCCACGACAGCAGCGACAACGGCGGGCGGGTCTACGTTAAGCAATATCTTGAAATATGGCGTCCCGACTGTTGCGTCATTGGGTGGATCGCTCCTTGCTGCCGATGCAAACCGCTCTGCCACAAATTCAGCTATTGATTCGCAGAACGCGGCAACGGACAAGGCCACCGCTCTTTACAAGGAAATTTACGATAAGAATGTCGGTCTTAACAAACCGTTTTATGACGCCGGTTCCGGGCTGGCACTGAACCAATACGTTTCCGCGATAACCGGAAAGCCGTCAAACGGCGTGAGTTACGATTACACGCAATCCCCCGTAGC